CGCCCGCCGTTGTCCCCGAGGGCGGCCGGGAGCGCTGGGTAGACGAGGGAGTAGACGCCTGGCGCACCGCCGGTGCCGTCGATCGTCCACCCGCCGGCGATGCAGGCGACATCCAGCATCGGCTGGCCTCCGGGGCCGGTCGAGCACTTCATCGATTCGACCTGGCAGTCCCAGAGACGGAGCGCACTGTTGGCGTCGGCCCCGAGCCATTGGAGCGACCACGGGATGCGCGTCACGCCCGGTTGCCCGGAGTACACCAGCGCACCGAGACACGTGCCCGAACTGGCGGGAGCGCTTGGGAGCGCGGCCTCGAGCGTGACGGTGTCGGGGACGGGGGTGGTGTCCTTGTTCTTGACCCAACCGATGCCGTGGCCACTCGCAAGCGGCACCGCGAGTGCCCCGCCGATCACCGCCGGCGTCGCGGACGTGACGTTCAGGACGGTCGTGGTGCCGCCGGTCTCGAGCGCGACCCCGTACCCACCGATCGAGGCGGCGCCTAGAAGGGATGCGAACAGGATCCCGTCCGCGTGCTGCGTGGGGTCGGCGACCGGCGTCGTGGCCGAATGACCCTGGAGCGTCAGCTTGAGGGTGAACTTCGTCCCCTGCTTCGAGCCCGGCTGCACTCGATGAGCGTAGGGCGCGGCGCGGAAGGACTTGCTCCGCAGCTCCTCGCGCACCAACTCCGGGATCTGGAACTCGCAGTCGAGCAGATCCGTGAGGTCAGAGAAGGCCCCGGCGGAGACGGGCGTGCCCCATCCCGACTGGGCGCGCACCCGCAGTTTGCCTTTGTCAGCCGCCCCGATCGCCATCGTCAGACTCCCGTCAGGAGAAGGTCAGGAGGTATGTCGCCTCGACGTCACAAAGCCACCGCTTGCGCCCGTGGTCACCCGGAGCCCAGCCGACCGGCTCGACGTCGAGCCTGCGCAGGTCAGGGTAGAGTCGCTCGGTCGGCATGCCCGGATCCGGCAGGCTGTCGAGCGACTGCACGGCGCGCACGATGCGCTCCGAGTCGTCCGAGAGGATCTTTTGCAGGTTCGGCCGCGCATGATAGATGACCTCGATCTCGAAGTGCGCCGACCAAACATTCATGTCACGGCTGCGCTCTGGGGCCGTCCGCGGGGCCGCATCGCCCCACACGACGAGCGCGCGATCGGGTGCGACCGTCATTGCTCCAGATTCGTCCGGGTCGATCGCCGTGAAGGCGAAGGTGGCCCCCTCGTCTGGCACGATGTCGAGGATCACGAGCTCGATCGCTCGACGGATCCGAGAGGCCCTCACGCGTCCACCCGGATCCCGAGAGCCTCGAGGTTACTCCGCCGGCGTGCGGATGCGGCCTCGGCGCGCTTGCGGTCCAACTCGCCCTTGCGCCGGATCGCCTCGGGCGTCTTGGACGCAGCAACGCGTCGCGTCGCCCACGCCGTCGCGCGCTCGGTTGATTCCGTGAGCGCCTGGGCGGTAAAGATCTCCGCCAGCGCCTTGACCGCCTCGTCCGTCTCGGCCTGCGATGGCTCCATGAGCGCACGCCCGGCACCCGGGCGCTGGCCCGGGATCCCGAACTGGAGCAGCGCTGCCTGACGGGCGAAGGCGAGGCCGCGCTGGTTCGAGCCCCGGAAGGTCGTCGTCACGAGCCCAGGCCGCGGCTGCCGTGCGCGCAGGGCGTCGTGGAGTCCGCCGGAGCGGTAGAGGCGCCATGGCGCACCAGCGGCTTGCCCTCGCCGCGTCGCCTTGTAGCGCCCGAAGATCCCGCCGTCGGCCGTGCGCGAGCCGCCGCCGCCTGGCATCATCACGCGGGCCCGGATGCGACCGAAGAGGGTGCGCGCGGCGTCCACGAGCGGGCGCTCGGCGAGGCGCTCCTCGGGACGGAGCGAGCGGCTGATCACGGCCGCGACGTCGATGGCGATCACGTGCGCGCCACGTGGAGCCGCGCGAACCCGTCGCCCGAGTCCACCCAATCGTGTACGCGGTACTCGGCGCCATCGACCGTCACGAGGTCCGCCTGCGTCGGAGCGGCGGCCAGGTCGTCTAGCCACACCGTCAGGATGGGCCTGCGGATCTCGACGTCAGCCGCTTGGGTGAGGTCGCCGACGGGGCGCGCTGGATCCCAGATGGGGGCTCGCGTCCACGTCGTGACGGGCGGCCCGACCGATGGCGTGTAGACGATCGCCGAGTCCCCGAACGCTGTCGCCAGCGCCAGGGAGCCCGCGCTCATCACGCCACCGAAGAGGGTCGCCATGTCATCATCCTACCTCGGCTCAGTCGCCGCCGCCGTCGAGGCCCTGACCCAGCTTCACCCGGACAGTCGCATCGGCTGCGAGCGCCGACGCGACCGCGACGCCGATGTACAGGTTCGTGTCCGTCGTATCGACCTCGAAGAGCGTGTTGTCCCAGTAGACGCGAGCGCCTGCCGAGATCGCGAGCGCCGCCTGCTTGGTGAGGCCCCAGACGCCGCAGGTGTGGATCACGAGGTCCGTGGCCCCGCTGGAGGCGTCGTCGTGCGCGACGCCGAAGAGGTTGGTCCCGACCAGGCATCCCTCGCCGCCGGTGAGCGTGCGCGGGGCCGTGACGGTGAGGGTCGCGCCTGGTCCGATGTAGTTGGTCGCCATGTCTCTCTCCTAGGCCTAGATGGCCGCTGTCATCACGCGCCGACGTTGTACGCGAAGCCCCGGAAGTCGATCGCCTTGGCCCCGAAGTCCTCGAAGACCTTGACGGTCATCCCGACGCCGAAGTCCATTTCCGTCATCGTCTGCGGACCAGGGCTCTCGGCGAGGTAGCCGTATTCGACCGTATCGATCTGCGACGGCGCCGCGCTCATGTACCACTTCGTCGCCGAGTCCGCATCGAGGCGTGGCTCGTAGATGCGCTGGAGGGCTAGGAGCTGAGCGGTCATCGCCGTCGTAGCACCGGTCGGCACGTAGGCCCCCGAGAACAACTGCTCGATGGCGCCGTAGAGCGCCTCTGGCGCGATGATGAAGGACGGCATGAGGTTGAGTAGCGTCGTGCCATCCACGCCCTTCGCCAGTCGGATCACCCTCCGCATATCCATGAGCGATGTCGATGACGGAGACGCCGCCGACGCCGTGTTGGCAGCGCGGAAGAGGAACCCTCCGTCACCCATGGCCGTCGTGTCGCCAGTCGTGATCACGGCCCAGACGACGTCACTCTCCATGCGCGCAGCGGCCGCCCCGAAGAGCGCCGGGATGCGAGAGAACGCGTCCAGGTCGTCGTTGACGATGGCCTCGCGGTCGATGCTGAATGCCTTTGCGTACGTCTTCAGCGACCACTGCTCACGCGTCTCGCTCAGCGTTCCCTCCGTGATCTCCATCCCAGGCGCCTTGAGCGTCAGGGTCGGAGCCTCACCCAAGAGGGTTCTGGACACGATCTTGAAGTCCGCCAGGTTCGTCTGCCGGCAGAATGGGACAAAGGTCCGCGGACTCTCGTCATAGCCCATGCGTAGCGTCTTGTTGGCCACGTTGGCCAGGATGAACGGGAAGTCCCCGGTGGCATGGGCCGACCCGGCGAACACCTCGCGGGCCACCTCACCACGACCCTTGCCGCGCATGTCCCGGCCCTGCCTGGTCATGTAGTCCCGGGCGAGCTCCACGAGGCTCAGTCCCACGAATTCGCGATGCCCGTCGCCGAGCTTGTGCTTCGCCGGGTCGTATCGGTGCAGCAGTGCCGCCTCGATGGCACCGGCGCGCTTCTCGGGCTCGGTCTGCCCAGCGGCGATGCTGGCCGAGCGATTCGGCCCGTGCGTCGGGATGGCCTGCCCATCCGACGACCCGCCACGGTCCTCGAACACCTGCCGCAGCCGGAACGCCTCCGCCGTGATCTCCTCGGGCGAATGGGTTGACGCAAAGGCCTCGAGCGTCTGCGTGTCGGTCGCGGCGAGGTGCAGGAGGGCGGCGCGCCTGAGCGCGGTGGTGCGACCGACCTGCAACTTGCGCTCGGTCTCGCGCCCCTCGGCGCGCGCGGCGGCGAGGGCATCGTCCATGGGGGCTGCTGCGGGGGCGGTGGGGGCGGTAGGTACGGCCGAAGTCGTCATGGCGAATCTCTCTCCCCAGGCCTCGTAGGCCTGTCGTACTTGGGCGCCGGCATCGGCCGGCACGGCCACGAGGGATGCCTCGTATGGCTCCCACTTCGTGATGGTGTGCAGGTCGGGCGCGTTCTCGCGCTCCGTGATGGTGCGACTCTTGATCCGGAAACCGATCGAGGCGTGCCTGATGATGCCGTCGGCGACATCCTGGATGATGTCCTGGACACCAGCGCGGTGCGAGAACTTCGCCCGCCCCACGAGTTGGCCGTCTGTGAATTTCACAGACCCATCGACGAACGATCCGAGGATGCCGTTCAGGCTGGAGGCGTCGTGGCTGTTCAGGAGATTTGCACCGGCGTTCATTCGCCCCAGGTCCGCTGCCTCTGGCGTCATCACGAGTTGCATCTCGTACTCGTCGCCGCTCCACCAATTCACACGCTGCACCGGGGCGCCAGTGTGGAGCACGATCTCGACGGTGCGCGCCGCCTTGTCGGCCGTCTCGGCCCTGAACTGTGCCGCGAAGGTGAACGGCGGCGCCTTTGCGGCGGCTTCCGGTGACGCTATCGGCGCACGGGTCATGCGGTCACGTAGTCTCTGTACGGCGGTCACGTCAACGACCTTTGCTGATTCGCTCAGTAGCTACTCGGCTTCTTCGGGGGGCGCTTCGGCCTCTTCGGCCTCTTCGGGCGCTTCGGCGGCATCTTCGGCATCGAGTCCTCGCTCGGCGCGCATCCGGCGCCACTCTGCCTCGGCGTCGAGGACATCCTCGAGCCGTCGGCCACGTTTGATTGCGGCTTCCTGCCGCGACATCACCCCCAACTCGATCGCGGACGCGTCGGCCTCGATGTCCGCGCCTGGGTCCGCCTCCTCCCACGGAGGCGCGATCCACTCCGTTTCCCACAGGCCGGGCGGGAGGACTCCGGCGGCGACGGCCGTCTCGAGCCACCATGCGGCGATGGGATCGAGCAACATCGGTATGAGGCACCTGCGCTGGAAGATCCCAGCTAGGCGCCGTCCTCGGTGACGCGACATCCGGGACGCCGAGAAGCTCGCGCCGTTGAAGTCGCCAGCGCCCTCCTCGTAGGAGACGCCAGCGCCCGTGAACACGGCGCGGAGGGAGTCGCGCACGTACTCGGATGGCGGCGCCGCTGGCGGCTGGTGGACCTTGATCGACTTGCCACCCGACGCCTGCACCCACATCCCCGGCTGCATGTCCTCGACGGCCTCGCCGGTCGATGTGTCGATCGCCGCCGGCGCAACGCTGTCCGTGTCGTCCGACTGCGAATAGTCGGGCTCGCCGCCGTCGATGATCCCGAGGATGCATGCGTGCATCTTCTGGGCGATCCGAGACGCATGCCTGAAGTCGGCGAGGTCGCGCAGCTCGCGGATGATCGGCGCGAGCACTGGTACGCCGCGGACCTGCCCTGGCCTCGTTGGCTCATAGAGATGAGCGACTAGGCGGGCGTCGACACGCAGCGACGTGAGGCCGAACTGCACACCGTCGCCAGGGTGCTCCGGGAAGAGCCAATACGCCTGCCGGCGGCCGATGGCGTCGAACTCCACGCCCAGGACGCGGCGCCCACGCGACGGCTGCCGCGTGCCCTGGTAGGTGAGGTCTTGCGTCTCGTCGAGGTAGTCGGCCTCGAGCAGTTCAAGTTGGAGCGGGACCCGAATCCCATCGTCCACCCGCCGAGTACGTCGCCGCACGAGTACGTCGCCCGACTCGCGCATTGCCCGGACAGCCAAGATCTGCAGGCCGTAGAAGTCGAGCCATGAGTCGGTCGACGCATTCGGCGACCAGGCGGCCCACTCTGCCATCGCCAGCGCCGATACGGAGGCGTCCAGCCGGCCCTCCGGACTCCGGTAGCGGAAGACCGGACGAAGGCCTGCCCCGCAGTCGTTCGCGACGCGCGTGTCCAGCGCCGCCGAGGCGTATGCATCGTTGCGCACGAGGTCGCGTGCACGGTCGCGCAGCGGGACGAGGCCGCCGCGCAGCTCCGCGTTGGCCCCCGTCGAGCCTGCGATCCAGCCCTCCGTGAGCCGC